GACAATGTTGACCAAGTAGGAGCACTTGTACCATTGCTTGTCAAAACCTGACCAGTTGTACCAACTGCTGTAAAGCTAGTAGCACCTGAGCCTGATTGGTAAACAACTTCACCAGCAGACCCACCAGCAATATTAGTTGCACTCGTAGCTGTTCCTAAAGAAACAACATTGTATGCAATGGTTTCTAGGATATCTCCTGAGTTAGCGCCAACCGCTAAGACAATAGATGTGCCACTACTTGCTGTGTAATCAGAAGCGTTTAATAAAACACCATTTAAAAATACTTCTATATAACCAACAACATAACTAACAGTAAATGTAGTTTGTGATGCAGTCGCAGTAAATGATGTTCTTGTGTAAGACCCACTAGCAACAGTTGCATTAATGGTTACGTTACCAGTACCTCCAGTAGGACTGATCGTAATATTGCTTCCTGCAATAATCTGAGATACACCAGCAGTAACTGTGGCCCAAGTGCCGTCACCACGCAAGTAAGTGGTATTTGAAGGTGTTCCTGTTACCGCACCAGGCAAAGCTGTGACACTAGAAATTAGTGTTCCTGATGTAGGCAATGTTACCGATGTGGTAGCAGTAGCGGTCAAAGTCTGAGCATAAGCTCCTGCGTGGGTTACGTTACCTGCAAGAGTTAATGTGTTTGTTCCATTGTTAACACCTGTACCACCATATGTAGGCGCTACGATTGTTCCATTCCATGTTCCTGTAGTGATTGTTCCTACAGAAGACAAGCTAGACAATGTTGTAACTGCTGTATTTACAAGAGTTCCTGATGTTGGAAATGTAACTGAAGTATTGCCAGTTAAGGTTCCTGTAAAAGTATAAGCACCTGACATGGTGACGTTGCCACCAATCGTAATTGTGCTTGTACCGTTATTTACACCAGTTCCACCATAAGCGCCTGTAATTACATTACCATTCCATGTGCCACTAGAATATGTTCCCGCCCAACTTAATGTGTTGGTTGACCAAGAAGCATTAGAAGGTGCTTGATTGTGGTAATCCCATGTACCTGCGGCAATAGAATTTGATAAAAGAATAATTTCAATGTAAGAACCAGATTGCAATGTAGCAATTGTTGCCCCAGAATTATTTTTTACAACAATCGTTCCAGAAGATTGATTATTGTTAAACGTGTATATAGCACCTAAAGGCAATGTGGTTGCATCAGGAAGTTGGTACGTTTGACCACCAGATCCTGTCACTACAAAGTTAGGCGTTGAACTAGCAGTTAAAGTTGTCGTTGTTCCTGCTGCCGCTACGTTTGTAAAGCCTTCATAAAAATCATTTGCTGTGACATTTTGGTTTGAATCTCTCAAAACAATACTGTTTGCACCAGATGTAGTTGCTGTTACTGCAAAAGTACCACTTGATGTAATTGGAGAACCAGTAACCGACATAAATGACGGAACTGTCATTGCCACAGAAGTTACTGAGCCTGAGCCTGTGCCATTGGCTCCTTTTTGAGCTAAAAGATTCCAATAAGTTGCATTTGGAGGTTCTTGATTGGTATTAGATGCAATAGCAATATAAGAAGAGCCACTAGTCGTATCAAAAACACCATCATTGATGGCATAAGTGGTAGCGCTAGACCAATTGCCTTTCCAGTTCATGCCTATCGGACCCGTAGGTCCCGTAGCCCCTGTCGGCCCTGTAGCTCCCGTTGGCCCTTGTGGAATTCCAAAATTAAACACAGCCGCAGAGCTAGTTCCACTATTGCTAACAGTAGCAGAAGACCCAGCAGACAACGTAGTTGTCGTACCTACTGCAACTGTTGCCGCAGTACCTGTAGTTCCTTGAGGAATACCAAAATTGAATACAGCGGCTCCCGATGTGCCACTATTGCTTACCGTAGCTGATGAGCCAGGAAAAAGTGTTGTAGTTGTTCCGACAGCAACTGTTGCGGCAGTACCCGTGGCCCCAGTAGGACCTTGAGGAATTCCAAAGTTAAGTACTGCGGCTCCTGATGTACCGCTATTAGAGACTGTTGCAGACGATCCAGCAGAAAGTGTAGTCGTAGTACCAACAGCTACTGTAGCCGCTGTCCCAGGCGATCCTGTGGCCCCTGTTGCACCTGTCGCTCCTGTGGCTCCTTGAGGTATGCCAAAGTTAAAGACAGCCGCACTAGAAGTGCCTGAATTTGATACGGTTGCTGATGAGCCAGGAGCTAAAGTAGTCGTTGTTCCTGCGGCAATCGTGGCGGCAGTACCTGGGCTACCTGTGGCCCCTGTAGCGCCCGTGGGTCCCGTGGCTCCAACCGCTCCTTGTGGAATACCAAAGTTTAGGACAGCGGCAGATGATGAACCTGAATTGTTAACAGTAGCTGAACTTCCTGGAGCTAAAGTTGTTGTAGTTCCAACAGCAACAGAAGCGGCAGTTCCTGGAGTACCTGGAACAATCCAGACGGCAGGAGAAGTCCAAACCAAAGGACTGGCGGCAGTTAAAGAAGAAACAAAAGCAATTGATGCCCAAACCTCTGTACCACTAGTAGCAGGAGGAGTATTTGACCATCCAGAAGGAGGTGTTCCTACATTGGTTGTAAAGTTCCATGAGCCACCAGTAGGTGTGGCAGGAGCAGTTGCGGAAGCTTGAAAAACCGTCCATTGAAAGAAAGTACCGCTAAAGACAGTTCCACTTCCGTACAAACCGTTTGACTCTGTATATATACTTGAAGTCATATCACACCTTATTACTTGAATGAATATCTATAGTTTCTGGGCTGAAACTCGCTAGATAAATGTCTATCTCCACCACTCCAAAGGTCTTTCATAGCCTGATCTTCAATCAATCCGTAGGCTGAATCATATCTTGCATTCCACTTCTCTGCTTCTGCCATATTCTTCTTTTTGTCGTAATAGACAGCAAGAGTTTTGTACATATAGCCTTCAGGGAAGGTTGCCAAAATAGCATTGCTTTGACTTACTGGTGCAGTAATTACCCCTGTTGCGCTAAACAAAAGAGGGAATGTTTTGACGTAATAAGCCAGAATTGTTGTACCGTTGCCAGGGTTAGGCGTAAACAAATAATTAGGTCCTACTTCAGAGAAGTTAGCTCTAATCACCCTTGGCACACCAAAAGGCTTGACGTAAAGTTGGTCAATCATTGATAGGCGAATAATCTCCCTATCTCCAACCCTATCGTATATGATCCAAGGACCAAATCCTGCATTGAGTGTTCCAGGAGGAACTTCTGTACTTGGCGTTTGTTGGAAAAAGATAATAGGCCAGTTCATATCCGCAGGGATAGGCGCTTGACCATTGGTGTTTGTAACCACGCTAGAAGGGTTTACTGGATCGTAAGGATTACTTCTTAGCGCAGGCAAATAAATTGTTCTGAAAGAAAGTTCTGCAAATTGAATGCAAAACTGAATGTCTGTTGTTGCCTGAGTAGGCAATTTAAGAATGGGTGTTGGAAGAGTTACAGCGGCCCAAATAAGATCAGGGTCTGATACTGTAATAACTGATGAAGTTACCGAAAGGACAAGAGTAAAAGGACCTAACATTGTTGGAGAAATAAAGTCTCCAGCAAATACTTGTGAGGTTGTGTCAGATGCAGTTGTTAGCGTTCCAACAGTAGGGTTGTACGCAGTAGCATTAATCCCAATGCTTGTCGGTATCGCTCCAACCCATTGAGCCACTCTGGTAACCAAATTGTTGGCAGATTGGATAAAAAGCGACATATAACATTCCTATTTAGTCGGTATGATGGGATTGTAAGGCAATGGTATTTTTCCGCTTGGATGGCAGACAAAATCAGAATAATAAGTGTTAACTATTGCGTAAAACAGAATCTTGTCTGCTTTTTCACGTTTAATTAACTCCCAAGGACGGTTATTAAACCATTTTGAGCTTATTTCATGTGCAAAGCATTTAGGAAGATTCATAGCCTCAAAGGTTCCAGCAAACATTGGGTTGTCAGTAGTCCCAATCATTTTGTAAAACTCTCTACGGCCTTTGCAATAATCCTTTACTGCTTCTACATTGTGTTGAGTGTATTGGACGTACCTAACACCATCTTCTGCGCCTACTTTGTAATCAATACGGTCTGTTTTGAATGTTTGTGACCAAGTGCCAGACTTGACTTCGTTGTACATCTTGTTATTTCTAGACAAAATGCCATCGAAACCAGCTTCCAGATTACCCTTCATGTAGTAATCTTCGTTAATCTTAGCTTCTTCGTTATCTAAATTCAATTCCATATCAACTCCAAAAAAAGGAGAGAATCCTTTCGGACTCTCCCCAAGGCTTCTGCAAAGAAGTTTATGCCAAGTAACGTTGTACTTGAGTAGAAGGACGTGGTGTTGTCACAACTGTATCACCAGCAGAAATAGCGGCAAGAACAGCTACTCCAGCAGGGTTACGAACAATCAATGTACCTTCCATGATGTACTGATCCAAAGAAGCGTCAGCGTTTGAGAACACTTCGTTATTTGGTCCAAGCTCACGGAGTGAACCCCATTGAACAACATCAGGATTCAAGAACAGAATCGCATTGTTGTTGGAGCCTGTTTGGTCCATGATCCAGTCATCATCGATCTGGTATGTGTAGTTGAAGTCACCTTCGTATGTACCAATCGTGTCACCCTTGTCAGCAGGATTGAACCTGTTGATAGAACGTGACTGAGGAATGTTGTCAGAAATGCTGGTACGCAAAGATGTTGGGACAACCATATTGGTAATCTTGGCATTGAAGCGTTGTTCAGCAGTTGTAACCAATTGCTTGTACAGAACAGGTGAGAAGTTTTGCAATGTTTCATTTGCACCAAAGCTGAAATAACCCAAACCAGCGTTAGACAACAAACCGTTGAAAGGTTGGTTAGTATTAACAACTGAAGTTGTGTCGTTAGAGTCAGAAGTGGCAAGATTCAACACGGAAACACCGTCTGTGTCATTGCCAGAACGTGTTCCAGCAAATGAGAACAATGAACCGAATCTACGACCGTTATTGGGTGATGCGCCTTGAGTAGCGGCTTGGCCTGAGTACTTGATAGAAGCACCGTCAGCACGAACCATTTGCAACTCAACGTCAAACATGATCTCAGTCAATTGCTTAACTTCTTGATATGCTTGGGGATCACCACCAGCTTGCTCAACTGCACGAGCTGTACCTGTTGCACCAATCACGGTTGTGAAAATTTGTGTGTAGTTACCAATGTTTGAACGAGTGTTTGACTCAGACAAAGCAGAAGTAACAGCCGCACCTTCAAGAGCCGCATTCAATGTTGGCTGACGGAAATAGTCATTAGGCCAAATGTGCAAAGTCGAATTGATCTTGCGCTTTTTGGACATAGCCATGTTGGTAACAGGAGTACGGTCTTTAACGTAGTTAGAGACTGTCAAGTCCATGTCTTTTACAACGATGTCTGTTTGATATGGGCCGTTACCGTTACCCAAATTTGCTGATGTAATTTGTGCCATGATTTAAAGTTCCTTAAAAGGTTACCTGCGTCTTGATTTGTTAGTCGCAAGCATTGTTGCCAAAAGTTGTTCGGTAGCTTTTTTATCGCCTCGAGCACTAGCTTGTTGGAGTTTTTCTGTCTCTGAAGAAGGTGAGGTTTTCGCTTTACTACCAGCTTTGATACTGGCGGCAATCGATCCACCCACATTGCGAACGATTGGCTTTTCACGGAACTTCATTCCATCCCGAATCAAACCCAACAAATACTCATCACTAGAGATCAAATCAATGTTTGGTACCCCAGGAACAAGTGTTGCATTCGCACTTTTCCAGTCCTTAGTTAATCTATCCCTCAGTTCTTCAAAGTTAGCCCTGTTAGCCAGTTCTTTATCTGTGAAGTTCTGTCGTGCTTTGTCTAGGTTTTGCTTAACAAACTCAGATCGAGCACTAATGAATTGTTCAACTTTTGGACGGTTGTCTTGGATAAACTTAGACTTCTCTTGAATTAGTTGTGAGTTTTGACGGATAGCCGCCTCAGCTTCAGACCTTTCTAATTCAGTTGTAGCCCTGTCACGAATTTGCGTCCATTGCTGGTTCCAGCCTTGAATCTTAATCAGTTCATCAGCCGCTTCTTGCAACTGAGGGACCAATGTCAACTCAATACCGATTTGCAAACCGTCTAGTTCAGCCCTTCTTCTAGACTCATACTCTTCAAAATCAGCTTTCTCAGCTTTTAGCTTCCTAGAGTTTTCATCTAAAGCACTTGTTTGACCTAATAACGTAGCCGCCTTCTTTGCCGTTAATTCAACAAAACCGCCCTCTGCGTTCTTGTTTGGTATCCTTAACTTCATGTCAGGATTCTGTTCTGCAAACTCAAAAAAGTTTACTGGTTCACTTTCTCCATCGGAGGGTTCGCCATCTTCTTGTGAGTTCTCAGCGTCAAAAGTCTCACTTGCGCCTTCTTCAGGTTCAACTTCCTCTTCGGGAGTAGCCTGTGGGGATTCAGCTTGCGCTTCTTCTTGTCCACCTGGAGGCTCTTTACTGCCAACTACTAAAGGATTGTTTCGTCTATTGACGGCAATCATCTCAGCAATTTGTGCTTCTGGGCTTCCAGTTTGTTGCGAAACGGCCTGTTCGGTTACGTTTTCCATAAGTTTATCCTATTTTCTTAAGTTGTTGCAATTCTTCTCTAAGGCTCAATTTTTTGGTTTTTGCCTTGTCTACTTCTCTTTCTAATTTCACATCCGATAGATGTTCCATAAACTCTGTTCTTTCAATAAAAGTTACAAAGTCTCTAATTCCAATTAAGCTATGTGAGTAGTTAACTCTTTCCTCATCAGTCTTGCAGTCCTCAATCCTATCCATGATGTAAAACCTATAAAGGTTAAACAACAAAGCCAAATCATTGTTGGCTAATAATCTTTTTGCGGCCTGAGCATTCTCAACCACCAGAACTCTTCTGGCAGTTGATGCTTTTGCTTCAGTATCTTCTAATCTAGTCCTTCGGTTAAAAAATTCCGAAATATCACCAATCAAAGCTTTCATAAAACTCCTAGTCTATTCTTACGTCCTTCAATTTACCTTTTTTAGCCGCCATTGCGTCAAACATATTGTCTACGTCAATGTCTTGTGTTTGTTTGGTAATCAAACCAGCTTTAGCCATGACTTCTTGAGCCGTAGCTTTATTGAGTTCAGCTTTGCTTTGATGCAATTGATCTTCAACAGGAGGAGGAGCTTTTGCTTTTTCTTGAAGAATTTTTGTGGCTTCTTCTAATGTTGGCAAATAAGCATCAACGTGTCTTATACCTAGAATTCTCAACGTGTCTTCGTAAGGTCTACGAGCTTTTTCAAACATCTCAGGCATATCAGGAGTCAATTGCATCATTACTTGTGCAAATTGTTGTTGTGCTTGAGTAATCAATTGCTGTCTTGTCAATCTGTTTTCGTCAGACATAAAGCCTAGACCCAAATCAATATTGATCATCTTGCGATCAATAAACTTGTAGTTAGCCATTGACTCTGCATCAATAAAGCCTTGGCCTTTTTCTGAGCAAACATGAGCCAACTGCTGAATAGAGTAGTCATCAGCATATTGAATCATGGTGTGCCACACAAGGTGAATTACATCTTGCAAAGCAATTGCACAATTCTTAATCATCTCATCTTGGATCAACTGATTAGGACCCATAGCAGTCTGAAGCTTGAATCCTGAATTACCATCTTTCATCACCTCTGGGTTCAGAGAATCAGAAGGATTGGTCATTCCAATCATTGCCATGTTGTCTTCTTTGAGCGACTGCATAGCCGACTCAACATATGCCAAATTGCCTTGCAAAGGAGCAAACTCATAAACGTGCTTACTAGGATCAAACTTACGATCAAGCACAAACATAGCGCTGACACCACGCTGTATTTCCTCAGCATCCACAAACTCAGGATTAACACCAATCCTAGGAGTAGAGGCTTGCATAGCAAAAGAAAGTTCAGCACGCTTGATAGATGTTGCATATTCTTGAATTGGAACTAAACGCTCACCTAAAGAATAGCCAAAGAAGTTTCCTGTAATTGGCTTTGGACACATATTAGCCAAAGGAATGAAGTCAACTTCTTTTACATAAAGAATGTAAGAACCTGAATAACAGACTTCTACGATTTCTTCTTCACCATCACCGTCTACATCTTTTCTTAACCATGCAGTAGTCAACATGACCACACGGGCGTATCTATCGGCTCCCTGAGAAGCAATCACACCTTGGCCTGGCACAGGTGTTGAATCACGAGCATGAAGCGCTAAATCGTTTTCTAGAGCACCAGCTTGGTATGCACCAGCAGGACCGTATGCGGCATGGTCGGCAAATTCTTCCATGTCGATAAATGGATATTGAACCTTGGCTTCATGGATCGTCATTGGCTCATAAAAGCCAACAAAGTCCTGGTACATGATCTGGGTGATCGTTGGGTTGCACACAAAGTAATGTTGGGCAACGTGCTTGATGCGAATGTTGGTTTTAGTGCCTGTACATTTGTATTTGGCTGTATAGATCGTGTTCTTTTGAATGGCTTCACCCAACTCAGCGCTAGGATCAACTTCTTGTCCTTCTTCTTGCTCATCGCCAGGTTGCATTGCATCAGCCATTGCTTGCTGAAGGTTTACATCGGTCTTACGCATTTCTTGGCGTAAGGTTTTTAAACCACTTTCAGCGGCTTGTAATTCAAAAGCTTTAAGTTGATCTCTAGTTCCCTTAACTTCTTTGTATTGAACTATGTTTTCCCTAATAGGGGTAACCATTACGATGCCATTTTTGTGCATTAGAGCGTCTTGTGCCCAATCTCTAATGACTTGGTAAGCATTGTTTTTGTTATTGATGAAATATTTGACCATTTCTGTGGCTTGTTCAGCACCTTCTTGGTCATCTTCATCAAAGCGTTCAAATTCAAAGTTAACTTTGCCGTCAGGCATCAAACATTTGGTGATCACAGCAGTAGCGTAATCAATGCCAGGCGTTACAACAGGGTGAATGTAGTCTAAACCTCTGATTGGCTCAGTAGATTCAGAGACAGGAATGTTTAGATAGTGGTAATCGGTAAAACGGTTGTAAGTATTCTTAGCTTGCGTTAGTCGGAGGTAATCTACCATTTTCATGTAGGCTTCGTGGCAGACTTTTTCTGCAATACCACGGTTGCCTGATGGAGAAGCCAGATTTTCAACTACTAAGTTTTGCTTGAATAACATATTTAACCTTTAGATTCGTTGCAATTTACCTTCAACGGGAGGGATTCGCTTCATAGCAAAGCTGTTTGCTCTGCTTACTACTGATTCTCCATGCCCTTGAATCAATGCCAATATTCCTATTCTTGCTGAATCTATATGATCGTCAGGATCATTAAATCTGCCCATTTCATCAATGGCGTAGTTCCTTGCTTCATCAAGGAATGCTTTACAAGTTTCATTAACTTGAAGCGTACCACGTTCCATCATTAACCGCATTATATTGATTCCATAAGACTTATGGTTAGTTACTTTTCCTTGATCGTTTGCTGGATTAAGGATTGCCCCAGAAATACAGTTAAGGCCGTACGAATCCTCAAATACTTCACGGATACTTTGCTCCGTAAGCGTATAGCGACCTGCTGTTGCCGCATCATGCGGCAGAGCAATCGGTACTCCCTTGGACTCTTTGTCAAGCAAGTAGTGAACGTACTCATCAGGAGTCTCGCCTGTCGGGATCGTGATTTGGCGATGCAAGTAGATAATTTCGTTAACTGCATCTCTAAAAAAGAACGAGATAACTGTCGGGTCATTTTTAATTCCTAAGTCAAAGCTGATCAACCGTTCTAATTTGGGATTGTTCCTCAAATCATGGGCATCAGACTTGTAAATAGGCCATTCCAACAACGGAAATACCACGCCTTTGCCCATCAAAGGAATACCATTCATACGGCATTCTCTTTCCCAGGGCATAAAGTCTCTAGCCAACTGCTCTCTTTCTTCTAATGGAAAGAAAGGCTCACCCCATTCGTTAACAAAAGGCACATCATCCCAAGTTACTCGCACATGGGCGTAGCCGTCCACCTGGTCCCAGAACTTTCTTACCAGCCCTGACATACCTTTAAGCGGAGTGAACGAACAAATGACCTGTCCATTTCTGGAAGCAGTACGAACGACAAGCTCGGAGAATGTTTCATCAGGGGGTTGCTCATCAAGTACAACCAAGTCAAGCTCGAATCCCTGTAAATGTCGGACTTGTTGGGTGTAGTTAGAGAAGTAAAGCTTACTTTTTCCCCCAGATGTGTGCCAAATCTCCATTGCAAGCACATTTTGACCATCTGATCTAATAGATTTAACATCAATTGTCTCCCTAGGAATAGCACCTGATCCTAGCCGATAACTTTGTTTGATGTCATCACAGCCTAAAAGCTTACTTTGTAGCGTTTTGGCAACCTGCTCCCAAGATTCACCTGAGCACATGGCAATAATTGGTGAATCAAAGACCTTTCCATCCCAATGAGGAGGGTATCTTCCTGTTAAATGGAATGCTGTTTCATAAGTAGAAGCGATTGTGTTGTGATGCACAATACCGCAACTTATGTAGTTTCCAGTTTCAGGAACGCTAAAGTCATATACATCATGGAATCCAATCGGTTCATAGGCTATAATCTGATTTGTAGCATTAACAAAGGGATTAAACAATGAAGAAGATTGAACTTGATGAGGTTCATTTGAAGCATCTTGTTGAAGTTGAACAATTGACGCAAGTGCAAATCGCTGAATTGCTTGGATGCGACCGTGTAACCATTCAAAGACGTTGTTATTCACTCGGTATAAAAACTCAAAGAACGGGGCCCAGGTCGGGCGATAAGCATACTGGCTGGAAAGGGGGTCGTAGGTTAGTTGGCGGATATTGGTATATTTATTATCCAGATCACCCGTTTGCAACGAAAAAGAAGACAGTAGCCGAACACCGCCTTGTCGTTGAAGAAAACTTGAAACGCTATTTGTTGCCTTCAGAAGTTGTGCATCACAGGAACGGAATACGGACAGACAACCGACTAGAAAACCTTGAAGTTTTTTCTTCAAACGCTGAACATTTAAAACACGAATTAACTGGTCGTGTTCCGAATTGGACTCCAGAAGGTTATGGATCGATGCTAGAAGGCTGGAGCAAAAGACGTAATCGCCCTTGGAATCCAAAACAAGATGACGTAAAGCAGGCTCTATCCAACTACCGTCAGATAACCATAACCTAACGCAAGGTTCTTGGGGCTTTTTAATGGGTTCTATTGCAGTTTTAATAACTACTTTAAACCCATCCCAAGAGTAAACATCAAATGGCAATCCACGCTCATACATCTCGCCATATGTAATTTTTTTACCACCAGGCAAATCCAATACTGTATCTTTAGTACAGCATTTACCTGCCCTATTAGCGGCAATCATTCCTCTACGGCTAAATGTCTTTCCAAGCTTAAAAAACTTAGTTTGATATGAGAATGGCTTAAACCATTTCATTTGGTTGTATTGCATATCCTCTGCTAACTTGTCAGTAGCGATACGCATGGCATTAAACTGTTCTCTATCGAACTCTTTAAGCTTTTTCTTGCCTCCAGCAAGGTTGATCAGGTGCTTTAAAGCTCTTGCTTTGTATAGAGGAAGGACATAATTACTGGCTTCACTTTTTGCCATAGTTGTCTCTTATATCCAAGAAGATTTTTGCACTGGTAGCCAGATAATGAATCTCTAAAGGACTCAATTTACTAATGTCATTCTTTAGAAATTCAAATATCTTTCTGGCACAAAACTCAGCTTGATTACCTAGACGATTGTCAAAGTCATCTTTTGCGTATTGTGTCACGCCCAGGGATCAGCAATGTTCTTAGCAGAGACTGAAACGATGTTTTTGTCGATCAAAGGCCAAATGCTTGCCCCTTTTTCTCCAATACAGTAGGTATACAAACCCCTACCTTTTTCGGTATACGAACCATCTGTTCTGCGTAGGATGATTTCTTCAGTTCTTGGGTCTAACCAGGAGTATCTTTCTGGTTGTTTTTGACCAAACTTATTGATTCTTTCGCCAACAGCAATCATTTCAGTAGGACCCATGACCTGATAGGTAATCATGCCATTGTCGTATTTTCTGAACATGATCTGCACCTTTCGATCCGATTGGGGATCGAGGGGGTGAGGCATATTGGTAGCATTGAAGTGATGAATGATTGAGTCTTCTGGAGGAAGATCAGCACCTCTTGGGGGAGGAAATGGCTTCTTTTCATCAATAGGAACCAAATCCTTTTTGTCCACATAAGGATTGTCAGTCGTAATGAAGTCTTGAGGTACTTTCTTTCCCTCAAGAGCATTTTTAGCGGCAAGGTATTGTTCTTCTTTAGGCTTACCAATAAGGTCTAAAGCAATACCTGTCTTATCATAAACAAATTGTGCCAATTCACGGGCGTTAGGCAAGTCTGCCTTTAACGCATCAACGTCATAAATATCCATCTCTAGGTCCTTTATCTAAACTTACTCTTTACGCATTTCTGCTTCGTACTTCTCTTTGGCTCTGTCTGAATGATGATGAGCTAATTCTTTGTGTTCTTCAACACGTTCTTTGTCATGGTGATCCATGCCTAACCAAGATGCTGAATGGTGTGCGTGATGAGCGGCATGGTGTTCATGTTGTTCAGCGGCACTCTTGGTTAACTTGTGAGCCAAAGCAGAAGCTTTTTCAAAATCTTCATTTACATTTTGAAAATCATTGCCAATGGCTTTTTTAGGCTTTTCAGCAGAAGGAGGAATAGCACCTCCCATAGAGCCAAAAAAAGAATTAATTTTGTCTCTAGGTTGCATCATGTCTCCAGTCTTGCTTTATCTTTTTTGGAATGCCAAGTGGGTTTAGAACCAGGCTTACCAGCATTGATATTGTTAATATGTTGATCAGAGAAAGACTCTTGTCCAAGGGCTTTTAAAGCTCTAGAAGCAATGCTTTCTGAATGTGCATGGCTAGAAGCAAACTTCTCTAGCTTGTCGTTAATAGGCTTTCCAACGCCTTTAGACATCTGTTTGCCACCGTTGATGACTGTTCCGTATCCAGACATGGTTATCTCACTTTAAAAAGTTTAAACGGTCTTTATCCATGTAGCCAGTATTGGTAGCTTTTGTATCATAGGCTTTGGGCTTATGAAGTTCTACCTTTTGATGTCTACCATTGATAACATTTGTATTACCAGCATGAGGAGCGGCTTGATGGCCTTTCTCATAGTGAGTAGCACCTTTCTTAATAGTAACGGCTGTTACACCAGTACTATCGCTCATGTGAACGGGGTTATCAAGTCCACGTTTTACAGCGTGTTGTTTCATCAAAGTGGGAGCATTGTTCCCAGAGGTATAGTGACTCATTTCTTTCCTTTCGGTTTACGTTTAGCTTCTGCTTCTCGTTTAACCGAATAAGCAATAGCCACTGCTTGAGATTCTTTCTTACCAGCTTCTCTTTCTTTAGCCACATTCTTACCAAATGCCGCCTTAGACTTAGACTTGATCAAGGGCATATATTACTCCTATTTAGATTTAGCGAGTGTTTGCATAAACGCCTCCAATGCTCCATCGGCATCAGACTCTTGTTTACTGGTAACGCTCTGTACATAGTCTACCGTAATTACAGGTGCTCTGCTACTTTCATAAGAGGCCATCTTATCTGCAATCTTAGCCTTAGCCACTATATCCAATTCAGGAGAGTTCATCGCCATGATCAACACCTCCATAGCAGTCGTTAAAGGAGGCCTACCAGCATCTAATTCTCTTTGATTAAGTTTATTAAACAATACACCATATTCAGTAGCTCCATTCACCACAGACTCTACTTTAGGCAAAGTATTGGTTTTAAGCTTTGTAACCTTCGATACCATTTAATCCCTCCGTTGTCTTAATCCAGGCATAACTGCCATTGACCTTAAACCCTCTTTTGCGATGTATCCGCATAAACCCATCATGCTCCCCTCTAATAGAAGTAGAACAAACAACAGGTATACCTTGTTGATACGCCCACAATATATGTTGATCAATCATAGCATTGATTAACTTTACACGGGTTCTAACAGATAACCCTAAATCAACATGGTGAAACTTGGCATTACTGATCTCTTCATTAGAGTATGTCGTATACCCTCCACGATCAAACCAACAAAACCCCAATATCCTTCCCTCACCCCTGGCAATCGCCAAGAACTCCTTACTTCTATCAAACAACTGCAATGTACTGACAACCGTTACATTCTTTCTAAATACCTGTTTATCAGTAGTCAATACCCCAGATACCTCTCCCCCATACATACCATCAGCCATAAACACTATATCCTCTACATCATGCAAAGGATGTACCAAACTCCACTCTATATCCATACTTACCTCCTGATTAAGTTGGCCCCCATAAAGCAGGGTCGAGGTTGCACAACACTTCTAAGAATTGTCCTCACGGAGCTAAACCGTTTACCAACATGTTTAGTATACCTAAAGTTTATGGATAAATTTTGGGAATGGGGGAGTGGGCCCCCCCTTTTCCCTCCACAAACCGTACTACCCCCTTGCCCTAAATCCATTCTAAGGGCAGGGGCATTAATAGTTAACTGGGAAGGGCCCTATCACTCCAAGCTATTACTCTTATCTCAATTAGGTTTACTGGCGCTGGAAAGCCTTGTCTCTTTCCCTATATGTTTCTCTCTATATTTGCCTAATACAATCTAAGGGTTTCTATACTTTCCGAATCCTATAAGTTAAGCATTTAAGTAATCAAAGGGTTTATTACCTTAAAAATAACTTAACATAATATTGTTTACTGAATTGATTGATTGTTCTCTTGTCTCTTGTATCTCTTACTATGTGAATGTTTATCAGTTAAGAGGTTTCTATTGGGTTTATATTAATTAACTTTTACTATTGGTTTCTCTGTTCCGATAAATATATATGTGCTTGACAAGCAAAATATTTAACTTTTCCCTATTGAATAAAGTTAACTAGTAACGATATAATAGGTTAACTATTTAACGATAGTTCTTTAATTAACCAAAGGAGTCCACACTATGATTAACTTTCTCTCATTAATTGCTTTCTATTCAATTACACCAATAGCTATCTATTGCTTAATTATGAGAATGCTCAAAGATTCAAAAAACATTTAAAGGAGTCCACACCATGAAAACTTATTTAATAACTGAAGATCAATTAAAACATATTGAATGGGCGCTTAAGTTATCCGAATACTTTGTACAAGATGAAAAGTATTCAGATAGCGATTCTTACGAGTCTGACAATGAAACACTTGAGGCGGCTTTGCTTGCATTCGATAACATTATTGATAATCAAGAGGTAAAACAATGATTAGCTTATTACTCAAAGGTTTGCTTTCTATTGCTTTAATTTCATGGCTTGCTTTTCTCTTGTCTTATTGCATTTATTAAGGGGTTAAATTATGTATTTTGATCGATTTGATATTGTCGAAGCTTATTATTTGGCTTTTTCTGAATGTCACTCTGGACAATGGTCCAAAGAATACGCCAGATTGTGCAAAATTATGAGTTACTTTAAGCCAAGACACGGCTTAAGCAGTGAAACATTAACAGAAAATGGTAAAGAAATTTATATTTCTGTTTGCATTAAAGTATTGAATTAAGGGGTTTAAAAATGGTTAAATTATCTGTTACTTCAAAGCTTGACGGGATTCGCTCATGGTCCCTTAATGCATTGGATACATGTCCTGGCTCACTAGAAAGCCCTGGCGTGTTAGTTGATGCATGCAAAGGATGCTATGCCACTACGGGAAATTATCGTTTTCCAAATGTCAAAGCCCCTAGAAATCACAATAAATTAGACTGGCAAAGGGTTAATTGGGTCGATGACATGGTCCAAGCATTAGAAAATGATCGTTATTTTAGATGGTTTGATTCTGGAGATATGTATTCCTTAGGATTAGCCGAGAAAATGCTAGAAATAATGAAACGCACACCTTGGGTGAAGCATTGGTTGCCCACCAGAATGCATAAATTCCCTAAATTTGCTCTTGTACTTCAAGAAATGCAAAGTTTAAAAAATGTTTCTGTTCGTTTTTCTAGTGATTCCGTCAACGGCGAATATGTAAAAGGTTTACATGGTTCCGTTATTATTTCTACGCCAGATGACGTTAAAAAAGATATGACATTGTGCAAAGCATATCAATCACTAGGAACATGTGACGGCTGCCGTGCGTGCTATGACAAGAAGATAAAGGTTATTGCATATCCAGCACATGGAAAAAAAATGCAAAAGGTTATTAACATCTTAAAGGTGGCTTAAATGAATTATCAAGTAAAAGGGGTTTACTATGCATAAAAGAGAATTAATTAATCTTATTTTTAATTATTTCAACAATGATTTAGAAAGCGTTTTAGGAGAAGGCCCTTCAATTAATGATTTAGAGAATTTAAAAGAGTCCCAATTGTGGGCTATTGCAATTGATATGCATATATTAGGGGAAACTATTGAATAGAAAAACCCTAATTAATTAAAACCCCTTCATTGGGGTTTTTTTGTTTATAACCCTTCATTGGGGTTACTTTGTTGCGCCTATGCTTAAATGCACTAGGTTTACCTTATCCTATGCGTTACCTTTTGGGTTTTACGCTGTGGTTTTCTGTTATCTCTAAAAGGCCCTTGCCTATGCTTTGATTTTGACCGATTTAAACCCGTTTTAAGCCGTTTTTTTGCTTGAGGTATATCTTGGCATATGCTTAACTGAATTCAAGCCACAATCGCATTGTGTGGCGTTTAATCGGCATGATTTTGCTGTTCGATTGACCAAAAAAACACTAAAAATCTGAAAAAAATGGAAATTTTGAGCTTTTTTGACAAAAACACCCCCCCGTCCAAAACACCCCCCGTTTAAATGTTTATCACTTCCAAGTATTCCAGGACTCTCATACAAGTATCTCTTTTCCATTCTTTAGCAAGGGGGTCCTGATATATTTTTTTCCATTCCCATACCTGGTAAGGAAATCTTTCATCAAAATGAGCATTCTTTTCTTCTTTTGAGGCATTTCCTTGATCGAGCCAACTGTGACATCTACTACAACTCCAAATCGTATAGCAGTCTTCAGCTTTTAACCCCCGTCCTTTTCCGTGAACAAGTTGGTTAGAGTGGGCACTAACGGTAGTATCACTTTCTCCAAGGCAGTTATCAATTGCTTGGAGGACACAAGGTTGTCCTTGAGCAAGCTTGAGTAAATCTGAGTCTCTATACATTGTGTGTCTTTCATGGCTTGTATATATCCTTTGCTCCATTCTTTTCTGTGATCTTTGCAAAGCTTACTTCTGTGTTCTGTGTTGTTAGAACAATATTTTCTAGTGCATTTCATTTTTTAATAGTTGGGAGTCAATTTAGTTGTTCAACTAGATGAGGCAGAAACCAGAAAAATTCCTCATGTACAACGTCCTTGAATGTCTGGTTAACCTCCCCGTTTGATTTTAATTATTTTTTTCCTTCAGCTTGGCTTCTATTGCTTCTGATAACAAAGTTGGGAAACCTGCGTGTTTTATTACTAAATCAACAAGTTCATCATTAGTCAGTCCTACCCATGTGCGTTGTGGTGTTGTGTAAAGAGGTATGGTGTATTCTTCTTTTGCGCCAGCTTCCACCTCTATAAACAAAGAAGTCTTACAAGCACCGTGTCTGTTCATCCACACCACAGGCTCATCTTTTGTTTCTAATGTTTCTTTAATAGCGGTGATGGATTTCATTATTTTTTGTATTTCAGGATTCTGGTCAACAAAATTTAAAAAAACATTATTTCTATCACGAACAGGATACCAATGTATGATTTCTTCCATTGCTTCTAATGCAAGTTGTAATGCTTCATCTTTAGTCATTCTTATTCCTTACATTCCAAGCCAATGCAATAACAATTGCAACAATAACAAAAGCAATTGCATAAACCGTATCACTATCCATCACAATATCAATGTGTAATGAGGGTTGAATCATTCTTGTCCCCTTGCTCGGATTGCACCAGCACATTCGCTTGCTCCCTCACCCATGAATTCATATCTACCTTGTATGTCTATCCATGATAAGTAAAAACCATCACAAATTTCAGCACACGCCTCACGTTCACGCTCTGCCACCATTCTGGCAAATACAATCAGTGAAAAAAGACCATTGAAGCCAGCCTTACTAGACATCTCTATGATTTCGTCATCAGTCATATGCCAACCTTCATCTCTGTGCGAAGCGTGTACTGTTGCACCTTCCATACTTCAATTCGCATCTTGGCGGCATCGATCATGTGTCTGTAGTATTCTTCTTGCACCATGTGCTTCTTAATCTCAGCACAAGACTCTATGTAACGGTCATGGCTGTACGCATAGGCTTCCTTTGCCGCCACGCTTCCGCTTTCCTCGTTCATCAGCATTGACTTTACTGTCTTCAGTAGACTTTCCAACTCCACTCGAGAAGCTTTTGCTGTGGCATACTTCTGTGCGTTTTCCTGAATGTATTGAATCGCTTTGTGAGGATTGATTGTCTCGATTGTTTCTCTTGTCTCGTCCAAAAATGTTCTCCCAGTTCTTATTGAATGTCTCTAACTCTACTTCTCTAGGTCTTCTGCCTGAACCCTTGCTCATTTCTTCATGTTCCTTATGTAAATTGCAAAAGAAGATATTGTGTCTTGACCAAAATTGGTGAATTTCTCTATCTCTTGAGCTACCTCTTCAAGAACAGCATTCCTGATCTCATCCGATAGAAACCTTTGCTTAACAATTAAGTTCTTTTGGGTTTCAATAATGTCTTGTAAGTCAACCATGTTATTTCTCCATAAACTTTCTAGACAAATTGACAAAATTAACAAAGGACTCAGAGTCTTTGCTATCGATTGCCTCTATTAACCCCTTTAATAGGGACCTCGATGTTATAAGATCGTTTGAAAGCCTTCTGAGGTGCTCCTCGAAGTCCGTTTGACTCACCTTGATTGACCTGGTGCTTGAAACTGATTTTTGTAATAGTGACGCATGAATGCTCATTACTATCTCCTAGTTTGTTAAACAATGTTGAACAGGCTGTACACCTGTAAAACTTCCTAATTCCATTTCTAATCGTTTCAATCATAAATTCATGTTGATGTATGCTTGTACCGCTTGCTGAAGCCTAACCTCACCTGTTAACTCATAAAGATTTCTCTTCTGCAATGGGTTAATCGTGATATAAATTCTTCTCGGGTCATCCTTGGGCTTTCTACCAGCACCAGGACGCTTTCCCCCTTTGGGCTTAGGAACCTTCTCTTCTGGTGATTTCATCTTGCAAGTACCAAATAGCTTTCTTCAAGTCCTCAACATCATCCCTCTTTAAATCACATCTCCATATGTACTTAACTGCATTACCTAAGTTAAAGTTCATGTGCCTGGTCACATCAATGCACTCTACGCCAGACGGGTGTGAAGTGTAGTGAGGAGGACTGTTAATCAAATCTACTTTCTTTCTCATATCAATCCTTAATCAATAAACCATAAAGAAACCAAATCGAAAACACATAAGGTATCGCAGAACAAAGCGCACACAACATCGCAATAAAAAACAATGTGATCATTTCTTGTCTCCTACCAATGTGGACCATGTGGTCTTGGGTGCTGTTGAATGAGTTAAGTAATACTTAATCAAAAAATCAAATGTCTGGTTATAAGTTAACTTAACTCCTGTGGCCTCATGCAACTTATCTTTGATGCCATCAATACTTTCATTGACGTACACCGTGATTCTCTTTTGGCCTTCTCTGTCATTCACTTTGGACTCCTAATCTAAATCTTCAGATACAAAAATTTGTATGTTTCCTAGTTTACTATACCTTTTAGATAAAGTTAACTTAACTATTTGAGAATCATCTAAAAATACAACACCATTCATTGCATCAAGTACTGCTTTTGCTAAGTTATCAAGATCGGGCTTCTTGGTGTGCCTGATAGAGCCGTTTAAATGGGCTTCTAGGAGCTTTTTAGGGGTGCTCTTAGGCATTGGCATACTGAATTCAATACTCACGCTTACAGGCGTTTCTAAGGGCTTTTCTTCCCCCATAAAAAGTACTGCTTGCTCTCGAATTACAGTTTCGTAATCTTTTGTTTTCTTAGGGGTATAAGTTGAGACAAAGTTTCCCCTTCTGGCGTACCTGGCTCTACCCTTGGCTACAGGGGTTATTTCAACATTAAACAGTAGAACAAAAGTCATGGATTGCTTTTTGAATGTCGAATTGAAGACGCACTAAAGATTCATCGTTTACAGGTTGACTCAAGTCTAAGTAATCAAGGGCTTCCTCGATCTCCTTCCATTGATGAGTACTACTCTTGTCAAAGTGCCTTCTCAGTATCGTGATTGCTTTGTCTTTGTTCATAAATTAACTCCATTCTCTGCTTAACAAGTTTTCCTAGGTCTTTAAAGTAAGGGGATTCTCTTTGTAGCTTACCCACAGCATTGCGTGAGTAATCTAACCAGCCAGGTGTGAGAGCCATAGTCGCATAGTGCTCGATCATGTGCTCTGTAAGGGTTTCAAAGTCTAGCGTCATGTACTTTCAAAGCCTCCCTAGCAAATCGAAGTGATATGGGTTTAACGTCCTTTCCAGCCTCATGCCTCTGTAGTATGACTTTTGCCCATCTCTTGTGATCAACCATCTCACCTCTGGGTTTTAAAGAGATATTGCAACTCTCCTTAAACTGTTTGGCAGTAGGTGCTTTGTCTGTTAAGTTTATTAATCCTAGTTTGATCAAGTGAAGGTTGTGTGCAAAGCTCTTAAGCTCAGTTAACCAGACTACTTTGTTTTGCTCCGAGTGATCCCACTCTCCATACTTCTCTTCTAGTCTTAAGAATAGTTTCTCTATTACTCTCATTTCCATTTTCTTACTCCTTTTTTAGGCATAGGTTCCCCAAGGGTGATTAGCCAATCATCCCAAGTCCATTACCAGAGGTAACTAACTTCCCCAGAGGGGTGCGATTCAATCAACATAGGTCTTGTCTCACCTTGGCCCTATGTCTACTACGATACCTCGCACACAGTTCGTAAAGGTTATCAACGGGGTGTGTCGTTGCCCTATGTTTTCTTCCAAGCCATCCATGTAAATGCTTTGCTATCGTGTGGAGTACGATTGCATCGGAGAATAAAAAAAGCCACTTAAGGAGCCTCCTCTGTCGTACCCCCTAAAGAATAGGGGAGAGAAGGTTTCTTAAATGGCTTCAATTTATTGCGTACGACTGCAATGACTCCAATATATCAATTTACAGAAATTGCATCTTTTTTGACTTCTTGCTCTGGCTCAAACCATTCAGGTTTTAATAGCATTAAAGATTTAATTCTTTTGGCAGGAACTTTGTTCTTTACACGCCACTTGTATGCCGCAACTACAGATACCCCAAGCACCTTTGCTACCTTGTACATAGTACCTGCTCTCCTCTCTAATTCCTGTACGCTAATGTGATCTATCTTCTTGTCTACCATTTCTAATCTCCATAAAAAGTGAATTAACTATAACATAGTTCAGTTAACCTATGGGTGCTACATATTTACTAAATATGAGTACAAACCCTATTAGGGTTTTTAGTTGTGTTATTTTGCAACAAACACTAGATTTAGTTAACTTATGATAGTAAACTTCTTACATCAGCAGATCGAAAGCTGATTAACTTTTAAGGAGTCCAACATGAGAAAAGAATTAGTTTGGTTTAACAATGCAGAAGTAGAGGTTCACTTTGACTTTGAGCCAGAAGAGAGAAGTGCTAGAGATCAATGGGGCTTGCCTAGAGAGCCTGATATTGATGCTTCTGTTGACATTAGAGAAGTCTTCTATCAAGGTTTAAATGTTTCTGACTTGTTTGACGAAGAAGATTTCTATGAGATCGAAGAGCTGGTTTGGGAAAATCTTAAACAATGCGGAGAAGAGTGATGTACGACATTAAAGACATTGATGACGCATGGAGTAGAGGGTTTGCGAGGTCTAGAGAATCCCTGTTAGACGTAATTAGACAAACCACAGGAATTCAATTCAAAGACATGGTTGATTTGATTATCTGGATTAAAGAACACAAGGAGATAGAAGATGCTAAACAAAGAAGTTAATTTTGATTCAATTGAGATGGAGTGTGAAGTTGACTACCAGGCAAGAGAGAAGACATATTATGTTAAGTTTGCACTCTTTACTGATGGTACTGAGTTAACTAAAGAAGAGCTGGAAGAGTTGAATGATGACTCTTGTTTGATTTATGACTTGGCTTATGAAAGGTATTGAGATGAACATTTTTAAAGAAATAGAAAAAGTTTTTGGATTTGCAGACAAGGGCTTGGCTCGTAAAACAGACCCAGAAACCTCTAAACAGGCGGCAAGCACCGTTGATGCTATTAAGCTTGAAATAATCGTTTTAGAGGCCATTAGAAGCTTTCCCAATGGGTGCATCAGCGAACAAGTAGAAAACGTCTTGTACCCCATTAAAGCAAACTCTATCACCCCCCGATACAGACCTTTGCTCAAGAAGAATTTAATTGAAGATACTGGCGAAAGAAGAGCTGGGTCTAGTGGCAGAAGTCAAAGAGTGTTGAGGGCCATATGATTGAAGGCCCCTACAAATGGACATTTAAGAAAAGATTAGTTAATTACTTTAAGGAGTTCCAAGATGAAATTAAAAGAGCACTACGAAGATTTCGTAAGTAAAACACTCAAAGAGTTTTACGGGCTGGAGTACTGCATCAATGATCTAGAGATTAGAGAAGATCAATTGAAGTGCTCTAAATGTTTAAAAGAACAATGGTTATTGTTTGAAGACTTTGATAAGAAAACTCAAAGAAAGATCGTGTCTGCCGAGCTAGATCGGTATGCGTGAAGAGTGCTCTGATTCAGGCAAATATTGTGGTCTAAAACGCCACACCAAAGCCTTGAGGACAGAGTACCCTGACCTGTCGAAAGTAAAATATCAAGGTTGGATTAGGTGCGGTGCTTGCAGTACCGTTTTTGATTGGAAAGTGATAGCAGCAAATCTGCTTTATAGAACAAGGATTAAGAGTGAATACATACCAGAAGCTGAACTTAGTGAGAGCGACATTCCACGAAAAGCCTCTCAAGAAAAGCGGTCTAAATAAGTTTGCAGGTTATCAATACTTTGAGCTTGCTGACTTTCTTGTACCTGCCCTCCAACTATTTGGACTACATGGCCTAACAGCCACGATCTCCTTTGGGCTTGAAACAGCCACAATGACCATTGTTAACTCTGATAAACCAGACGATGCGGTGATTACACTAACCTCCCCCATGAGTGAGGCCGCCTTGAAGGGATGCCACCCTGTCCAGAATCTAGGTGCTGTACAGACCTATTTAACCAGGTATCTGTGGGTCCAGGCGCTTTGTATCGTTGAGCATGACTCTATTGACGCTACAACAGGCAAAGATACCCCCACACACAAGCCTACAAGGTCTACAAGCGATTTAGTTGAGGATGACCGTAAGAAGTATCTACTTGACCTTAAAGTCGGCATAGAGAGCCTATTCTTTGAGAATGATGACATTGTGGGTGCTTATGCACAATGTCAAAAGGTTACCGATGCAGAAGAGAAAACCTATTTGTGGGACAAGTTAGACAGCAAAGTTAGATCAGCAATCAAAAAACATGGCGAAAGCTTAAAAGGAGCGTAAGAATGGAATTCAAACAATATGACAATACAAACCGTGGTACTTTGTTTAAGAACGATAAAAAAACAAAAGATACTGATGCAGAATACAAAGGACAAGTTAACGTCAATGGTGTAGAGTACTGGTTAAGTGCTTGGGTAAGAGAAAGCAAGAAGGACGGAAAGAAGTTCTTCAGCTTGTCAGTAAAGCCCAAGGACAGAGATCACAATGAGCCTACACGCAGAGATATTCCCGAGGATGACTCAGACGTGCCGTTTTAATATTTAAGTTTAGGGTAGGTGATTGGGGTTCTTTTGGCTTGGACTCCTTTCCCCCTTTTACCTACCCACCTGACAATACTTGATAAGCTTTCTTAGTTAACTCTATTCGGCTACTTAAACCATTTAGCCCCCCGTTAACCCTTTTACACAAACCTTCTTCATTTTCAGCCTGGGCCAATTGATTACACCCATGCGTAGCCCAAAACCAACCACTACTCATAACAGCCCATAAGGGCGTAGAAACTAGGTCAGGATTGGCAACAAAGTCTTGTCCTAGGGCTTGTCCACAATGCCAATAATTATCGTGAAAGGTTAGCTGGATACAACCTCTTCCCCTGTAGCGAAAACCGTCCCCACTTGCTTCATTTCTGTTACCGCATCGGTTTGCATAGACTCTATTTGCAATCTTCTCAGGTTGATGGGCAAAAAGGGCATATTCTTCTGGTTTAAAGTGAGTATGGAACAGGGCTTGTAGGGTTTCAGCTCTGTAATTAAGGTTCTCTTGAAGGACTGTGAAATGGTTGCACTCGTGCGAAAGCTGTCCGATAAAGGCGGCTTGTTCTTTAAGGGTAAAAATGCTGAACTTTTGGATGGTTGCATTTAGTGGCTCTACCCATTGAGGACCTATGTTTAAGGCATGGAGTTGTTCTGCTGTAATCATATGTTGCCACTCAATAACAAATAAAGCATCAGAAAACTTACAGCGATACAAATGCCAACTAAGAATCTATCCATTACTTAACTCCTTCATTGACAGTCTGCATCACTTGGTTGTACTGGGCAATACAGGCGTTGAGCTTGACGATTGCTTTGTCTCCGTCTGAGGCGATTGCGACAATATCTTTAATAGCCTGTCTGTCAGATTCGGCTCCATTGGCTTGATCTCCATTGGAGGCACTTGTACTGGCTTGTACACCACAGGAGGAGGGGAGGCGCAACTCGCCAGAGTCAACCCTAGCATCAATGTCAGCCTGTTTAACTTTAATTTCATTCTTAGCTTTCTTCAATTGATTGTTTGCTACTGATAGCTTTTGACTAAGCTCTACTTCTTTTGCCCGAGCTTCTGTATTAAGTCGTTCAATTTCTGCTTTATCTTCAGCAACACGTCTTTCATAACCATGATGATCTGAGACATAAAAACCTCCAGTGATAACTAACGCCAATCCCACAACCTTCATCAAGAGGGCATGGGGCTTTAACATAGGGAAAATCCCTATTAGGTAACTTAGCAAATAAGCAACACTTCCTGCCACAAGTGCAATAAGTGCAATCCAGTAAAAAAGGTCATCAAAGAACCAGGCCAACCAACTCATACGCTTGCCCTTGCTTGTGCCATTCTCTCCCTTTCATGGTCAGCTTCTAGCGTAGGAGGAGTCTGTGGAGGAGGAGGAGGGGTGTACCCCGTATTGGGGGAGGGTGTTGGGGGAGGGGTAAACATCATCACAGGAGCTGGAGGAGGAGGCGGAGGAGCCACATAAGCCGCTGTATTGGCTTTTGCAGCATCCAACATGGCTCTAGCCTCAGTTGTAGCTCCCTTGGTCAAAATACCGCCTATACCGCCCACAATGAGCAATACGATGTCGTTCAACATCTTGGAGAAAGCCTGGTCTATCGGAGCCATTTGTTTAATTGGCTGTGTGACAAACATAATGCTGTAGATCAGCGTAACCACAATAAAGAACAAAATCAAGGTCACCATGATGACCACAAAAGCCCTTATTCGGACTTCTATTTCATCGGCAGTTAACCGTTCCTTGTTGCTGTTGAGGAATGCTAAGAGTAGTTCCTTCAATTTTTTTCTCCAATACTGGTGCTACTAAATACTCGGGACAAGTTTGATTAAACTCACATAAAGGTTTCTGACACTCAGCATCTTGAAAGTGAGCAGGGTCCTGGCAGGTATATCGAAAAGAGTCGTGACAACCTGTAAACAAAAATGGAAAAAGTATCCATATCGCATAGTTTATGTATACAAAAATCCATTTTTTAATCATTTGCCTTCAATCCTTGTCAAAGCTTTATTTACTCTGAGTTCCATTTGTCTTACATCGACATACATCCAAGCAATCAATGGAACAAGAAACAAAAGAATAACCAACAAAATCACAATCAATAAGATGGCGAGTGAGTCAGAGTTAGAATCATTAACCATATCCACATCAGCAACAGCACTGTAATTACTGAAGCCGCCATTCTTCCCTTGATTTGATCTGCTCTTTGCTTGCGTTGCCATTTTGCTTGTCGCTCCCTAAGCATTTCCTCTCGCCTTGCAAGCGCCTGTACATTAGCAATGTGCCCAATTTGTTCATTTACTCTGGTGTACAAGTCCTTTAGTTCAACAGGAACGTGATACACCATGTAATTACTCAATTCAGTATTTAGCTTTTCCATTTGAAGGTTTGCAATCGTGATCTTAATTGCCGCTTCTTGACCTTCTTCATTGTTCGCATGAAGAGCAAACTCTTCTTGTTCTTTGACGTAATTCTTCAGGGCGTTGTATGCCTGGAAGAACTTGATGAGAGCATCACTTACTTGTTGGTAAATAAGGTTTTCATCAAACTCTGGAGGAGGCTCTTTCTTCTTTTTGACCTTTTTGGTAGGTTGTGCAACTTCTTGTTGCACTTCCTCCTTTTTGCTAAAGACACTACTTAGGAACCCAAGTAACCCCTTGGCTTTCTTTTGTACGCTCTTAACGTCTTTGACAACTCCATCAACTTCCTTGGCAATGTCAGTAACAATTTGCCTACCTTCTTTGTACATTTCACAAGCGTCTTTGCAAAGCTTAAAAGCTCCTGACGCAAGGGCAACAAGGGTAAATGGATCAATTTCATTTACCTCTAAATGTTTGCCACATCATAGCAACAGCACTGACTAAACCTGCCAACCAAAGAATAGGTATAGCCAACTTACCAATGAATTTGCATACATTGATAAAGCCTTCTAGATTTTTAGCAATATCTACAAGTATCGTTGTATTGTTGTCTATCTCTGTGACTTTCTTTTCAACTTCACATAGACGCTCATAGATTTGCTCATGGGTTACTGTAGACAATTCCATCTTTATTCTCTGTTAATTTGACCACGACCTGCACCGTTCTTCTTAGACATTTCATACTTATATCTTTGTTGAGCAAGTGCTTTTTCTTCACCTTCATTAAGGCTTCCATGATAAGTTGCCAAAGGTCCAACTCTGCCTAGCAATGCAGAAGCTAAATTAAACCCTGTTTCTCTAGCAGGTGCATAATTTCCTTTTTTGGCTTCTTCAGCCGCATGAGACAATTGTGCCGCAGTAACCAATAGACCTGCTGTACCAGCACCTTTGATTAAGCCTTTTCTGCCTAAAGCACCAAAGTTACCAGCCTCATCTTCTGTCGGGAATCTAGCCATCAACTCAGGCACATCGGAACTAGGAACTCCCTTGGCAAGTTTATCTTTAAAAGCAAGATAATTTTCATAAGAGCCAATAGGTTTGCCGTTGTTGTACTTCTCAAGCAAAGCTTTTCTGCCTTCAGCACCAAAAGTGTTGTACAAGTTGTTATCACCTGGTCCATAGCCAGGCAAGAATGTTGTACCTTCTTTTGTTAACTTCTGCCATTGTTCTGGCGTATCATTTAACTGAATAGTCTTGGTTGACTTTGACTTAGGCGCTGTAGTGTTTGTTTCTGTAGTTGGCTCACCTTCTGATTGTGGGTTGCCTGATGATTGTTTAATAGTATCAATAGGCTTTTCACCAGCAGAAGCGCCAGGCTCGTGCAAAGGACTTGCATTGTCACCGCTTGCAGGAGTATTAGGTACTGGTTGACCTGTAGGCGCTTGAGCAGGTACTGGAGCCTCTGGAGCCTTGCCTTCAACGGTATCAACCACTTGCTCAGCAGGAGATTTAGGTTGTACAGCAGGAGTAGGATTGTTTTGATTAGCCCAATTGTCCTGAGAGACATTTGGTCCTATAGATTGTGGGCTTGATGCTGTGCTTGGGTTAACAGGAGCAGGAGCCGTTGCAGGAGGTTGTGCCCCTGCTTGTGGGGGATTGATGGTGCTCTTAACAAATTCAAGCGCATCATCAGTAGGTGTAGTCTCAACCTTAACTTGACTTGTATCAGGCAACTCAACAGAATTATTAGCTTGGGCAGGTGATACAGGAGTTGTTTGGCTTGGCGCAGGAACAGCGCTTAACTTAGCAGTTCTAGCCTTTTCTTGATTGAGCTTCTCTTGCTTGATAGCAAGTTCCATATCTCTTAATTTAGCTTGGTGCTCTTCTTCTGCTGGATTAGTAACATTGGCGTTACGCATCTTAGCAGTTTGCTCTCTAAAGACTTCATTGCTTTCACGCTTGTTAATGTCTTGAGCAGAAGGTAAAACTCTACTTATGATGTTTTTACCAATTTGAGTGCTTGCTCCAGCAAGAGTACCAGCAGTGACAGCTAGGCCACCAGCGCCTAACATAAGCTCTGTAGGAGACAGGCCATGCAATTTAGTATCAACCCAATCCATCATGGGACTGCCAGGCCCTGAAGTATTTCTATTATCAGGACCAGCAGGAGAAACTACAGTATTGTCATCATCACGTTCTTTTTGTTTCTCAGCATAGTTTCTGTACCATTCTTGGTGCTCAGGCTTTTTACTGGTTTTGTAAACGTCAATAATGTCTTGTGGGTTATACCCTGCTTCTAAAGCATCAAGAATATTTTTATGAATCGGATTGGTGTCTGACGGTCCATATCTTTGGTCTTCTTCACCCATCATTCTGCTCCCAATATACTTTTCAATTTAGCCTTCTTATCAGTAGAAGAAGTAGCCTTGGTGATAGTCGGTGTTCTAGAAGGCGCATTAGGCTCAGGAGCCGCCACTTCAACTGTTGGCGTACCCAAGCTTTTAGCTGTTGAACTGCTAACCAAACCAGGCACTACTGGGCCATTTACTGTTGGCGTAGTAGGAACTTTGTTGGTTATCTCAACAGCCTTTTGTGCGGCTTCTTTTTTCAAATTAGCAATTTCTGGGTTCTTGTTAAACTCAAGCAACCATTGTGTTGTGTCTGGTGTTTGACCAGGTGCAAGTGTAGCTTTCTTGTCTTGCACAAACTGCACCCATGCACTAGCTATTTTTGCGTAGGCTTCATCGTGAATATTCTTGATGTCTCCAGCAGAAAAGCTATCCATTACTGCATGAGGCAATGATGGTTTTATGCCAGGAATACCACCAGCATCTTCTAACTTGCTTTTAGAAATACCGATTTGTGATTGTGCGTCAATGTATTGATTGATCAAATCTAAAGTCTTTGGGTCTTTAGCAAAAAGAATCTGAGCTTTATTTGCTAAATCTTCTTTTCTTGCATTGATCTTCTCTTCACTACTTTCGTTTCTCTTTAAGTTGTTAGCTCTGCGATCAATGTCGTTGGCAGTAACTACATTACCATTTTGATCAAGCCAACCTTTTTTCTCAATGTAGTGAAGTCCTAGTTGAGCACCAATGTCTCTAGCAGTACTGTTATCGATCTCGCTAGAAGCCTTGTTGCCGTTTTCGGCAGACTTCATAATCTCAACAGCGCTTTCAATACCTTTTGTATTTCCTGTGCCAATGGTTTGAATACCTGATACAAAAGCTCTTGTAGCAGGATCAACAGAAGCTTTGTAAAGCTGAGGAGTAATTTCTTTTAACCTGTTAGTCGCATCAATAATTGCAGGAGCTTCAGTAGCCGCAACATTGGCTGTCTTTAAGGTCTTGTTAAATAAGTCTGATTGCACAGCCGCAACATTTGAATAGTTGGCTTGCAATGCTTTGTACATTGCTGTTTGAGCAGGACTCATGTCCCCTTTAGTCGTGATACCGCCAACCTGGGCTTCTTGCTCAGGACTCAAAGGCTTGTAGTTAGCGTCTTCAATTCTTCTGAGTTCACCACGTTGGTTGTAGACTTTCCAATACTTATTCTTTACGGCATCAAAACCTTCAAGATATTTATCGTTACCACCGTTCCAGGCGTTGTTGACTCCAGCCCAATCACCTTTGGCAAACGCATTAATCAACTCACCCCATTGAGTTTTATCAGCAGTAGGCACATTGAAGTTGGCATTGTTTAAATGATCAGCAACAACTTTTCTTTGCTCAGGCGTTGCATTAGGACTTGTACCTTGCATCAATGCTTTGATAACTGGACCGTGTTCAGCATCATGCTTTTCTTTGGCTTCTGCATTTACTTTCACCTCTTCAGGAGAAGGGTCCCATCCAGTTACAGGCGTGGCAGAATTATTTTGAGGCAATGAGACTTTCATGCCTTCTTGCTTAGGAGGCACACCACCCATCAAAGAATAATCTGTTGTTGGCATTACTGCGTCAGTCATTTTCAACTCCAAATGCACTGTAAATGCTTTGCTTTAAGTCTCCACTTGAAGGCATCTTAAAGCCCATTGTGGGTGTTACTTGTGATCCCATTGTTGTATTGGCATTAGGAGTCAAAGAATAATCAACACCAGGCGCAACAGGTGAGCCATCAGCGTTTACAGATTTATCTTCAACAGGAGCAGGGATAGCTCTAACTGTATTAGGCTTTATTCCTCCAGTAGCTCCATAAGCACCGCCAGTACCACCAAAAGGATTGGTTCTATTGAAACCAGCATACTGCTCCCAATTTCCATAATTCATCCCCTGATTTTGTTGGGTGATTTGAGGTAGTCCAGGTACAAAGTTCATACAACCTCTCTTTCATCTAATTTCTTAGATAAAGCATCGATCTGAGCTTGTTGTTGAATGATTGCGTTGGTTAAGACAGCAGTCAGCTTTGCATAGTCAATATGCAAAATACCTTCAATCTCGTGAATTACTTCAGGGATAACTTGTTGAACATCTTGAGCAACAAAACCTATTTCTGCTTGAGGTCCATATGCTTGTGAATCTTTCCAAAGCCATGAAACAGGCTTTAGTTTTTGAACTTCACTCAGCCCATAATTAAGCGCATGAACAAACCTTTTAAGTCTAATATCGCTTTTGCCCACACCCTTAGAAGTGCCGCTAGAAGTAGACCCTTGAGTGCCAGAATAATTAGGAGTCTGAGAAGGTGCACCATAAATAGTGCTTGCATATTGTCCATAGTTACTTAAAGGTGCGGCTGAGTATCCAATAGTCGAACCAATGGTAGTTGGAGCCGCATTCAAATTGGTCGTTCCAAGAGTCCCTAGGGCTTGACCAGCGTTCGCTCTTGCGTTTGAAATACCTGCTTCAGTAGTAGCGGCAATGTTGCCCAACATCTGTGTATTAAGGGCTTGTGTGGCCTGATTAGCCAATGCTTCTCTAGCAGAGCCTTGCTCACCTGCACCAGCAAATCCAGCATTCATACCTACGTTGGCTTGTTGAGCACCAAACATTGCAGGAGCCAAAGCACCAGCAACCTGGCTTTGTTCGTACTGAGGACTGAATAAGCTTTCTAGTCCAGAGATGCCACTTCCTAATGCACCTGCACCATAGTTGCCTTGAATGTTACCAGCAGTATTGGCTGTGTTTACAGCGTTGGAGGCCGCCTGGTTAACATTAGGAGCTTGACTTTGATAAACCTGATTAGCACCAGAAGTAGTGCCAGTCAAAGTAGGTATATAACTTTGTAGAAAATTATTTTCTAGGTTAAGTGTTTCGGTTTGCTGTGGCGTTAGTTGAGCACTCGTGCTTTGATTGCCAGATGATTTACCGCCAGATAGTCCACCCATGATTATCCCTTCCCTTTCCCACCACTAATTTGTGGGCGATATGCTTGGTTATTGAATAATGGTTGAGTATTTGCACCTACCGTATTCATGTATTGATTTGGTTGCCCCATTATAGGTTGACCAGACGTTACTGTGTTTTGTGCTTGACCAGGAGGCGTGACGCTCATCAAAGTATTTGCTTGACCTTGTACAGGAGGAGGTTGCATCATCCCACCTGATTTGCCGCTAGGTTGTCCTGTGCCTGAAGATGCTTGGTATCCCATGATTAACCTTTTTTGTTAAATAAACTTAATTTTAGTTTAAGTTGGAGCAACAGGCCAAATCACATTAAATGGATAACCTGATTGCGTTGGAATGTCTCTTAAAGCTTGTCTATATGTTTTCCAAGCTTGTGGTATTGGTGTTCCTTGGTCTGTAGCCCTAATAACAATCCAATCAGAATTACTTAACAATTCTGATCTTTGGGCATCTACAGAAACGATTTTGTCTTGTTTTATTTGATCAGTATTTCTGCTATCAACCCAAGAAAACGTCTGATTGCTCCATTGCATATACCAAGGCTGAGGCTGAGACTTTGCTGTCTGTTGCTCAGGTGTGTATGTTTGAATCTGACCATTCAAAACATAATTGGTTGTGTAATTGCTTTTACCTTCAATGGTTAAACAATTGGCAATGGTTTGCAATTCAAAATCTTGATCTTGGCAATTGCCTGATCGAATGATTTCACCATTGGCAGGGTTGTATATTGTGTAATTTTTCATACCAATGGCTGTAAAAAAGAAGTGAAAACATCAAGATATTGAATGTATCCTGTACCCAATGAAACTCCTGCGGCAGTATAAAAAGTACAAGTTGCTGTCACTATGAAGTTGTAATTACCTGCTGGTAAGTTACCTACTCCAGTTAATGAATAAGGAACAGTTACCCAACCACTAGTACCAATATTAAAAGTACCTAAAGCAAATGATGGATAATAACTAAACTCATAAACACCAAGAGTCGTGTTATATGTTCCAAACCTCAAATCAATCAATACATAAGCAGAAGTAGTGTTAGGAATTTGAGCATTAACACAACCTGAAGTGGTTAATATTGCAGGATAAGAGACATTTGTTCCTGGTATTGAAAAACTCAAAAGAGTTGTAGGTGTACTTGTAATGTATCCACCAGCAAAAGAACCTGTGGTATTGGTAGTAAACCCATTAATAAACACACCTGATGCTGAATTGGTAATGTTTGATGATGAATTACCAAAAGCAAAGTATCCAGTAGGGTATAAAACACCTCCAGAACCTGTCATCCCAGTTCCACTTAATGCCGCATTATTGGCTTGAAACGTGCCTGTGACGTTCAAACTGCCCGTATTTGTCGTAATTGCGCTTAAAGTCCCTACTTTTAGTGTGGCTAAGTAAGGAGCCGCCCAAGTGGTTAAATTGGTTGATGGATTGTAAATACCGTCAATTTCCCAAAGATTTTGTGCGGCATTGTATGAAGGAGGGTTTGCTACCCAAGTCTCAGGATTGGTTGTATCCCAAGTGCCTGGAGGAGGAAAAGTTGAGTTTCCTGTTGTTGTGTAAGAAGCAGGAGTGTTTGCTAATGTGTCGTAAGAAATCGTATAGGCTGTTCTAGCCAATAGATTTGTTGCTGTCGAAATGATGGTTAAATCAATAGGAACAGCATTAGGGCAAATTTGATAAGCAGGGCTTGGAGCAAACGCAGAAACCACCAGATTAATCTGTAGGCCACCAAAGGTCTGATACCAAAGAAAAGTACCTGTAGGAAACCCACCAGCTACCTGATACCAAACATAGTCAGTAGGATTGCTGTCCCAAGCATTCGTATTTGTATTTCTCAGCCCAAAGAACTTTGAAGTAGACAAAGGCGTTGAGGAGAAATTCTGATTACCTGCATAGTTATCAGCAAATGCAACATCTAAATATCTGTACAAATACCTGGTTGTTTGACCCGTGGTTGATGTAGCTGAAGTAGCAGTCGTACTTGTCGTGATAATCCCCGTGTTGGAATTAGACAAGTAATTGGTGTTTAGGTTTGCCAATATATAGTTAACCGCAGACACAATGTCTGTGTTACTGCTACCTGAGTTTACAAAGTAGGTCATTAGAATGAATCCTCAACAACAGTCGATAAGAATGTCATTGCTGTAATGTTCCAAGTATTTATAGCGTCTGACGAACTCACCTTTAAAGCCACAGTTCTAACATCGTTTTGATTTGTAATCACCCAAGGGTTATCAGTAACGATTGCTACAGTTTGCGTGTCCCCAAATACAGGAGGTTGAGCTGTCGAATTAGCCCCACCAACAGTAATGCTAATGTAAGGATTGTTGCCAGGCGTAGTGGTTGAAACTTCTGGGAAAAGCCTGTGAACATAAATATGGTGAGGATAAGTTACTGGGTTGCCCATATCATCAAGCAAAGCCAAGTTATCCCTCTCAAATAGGCTTGAGATAGCGTTTCCAGAGAAAGAAGTACCTATACCTGTCTGGACCAATTGACGGCTTCCTGCTCCCGTATTGGGAACATAAACAGTACATCTAGTAGCGGTGTTAAATGAACTACCGTTATAGACAGGAGCTTCAACAGCCATTGCTGAGTTGTTGATTGTTTTAGGAGCATTCCATACTTTCAAATCGTATCGATAAGAAAGCATTTGATCGCAGAACCCTGAAGAACTTAAAGAAGGATAGTAAATCTCTACTTGATTCTTCTTTGTATTATTAACCACATGAACGTGTTGAATGTAGTTAGAATTTAAATTTGCGTAAAAGTAATTCTTTAACTTTTGGTTAGCCAAGGAATAAAAATTAGTACCGTCAAAAGCCCAAATGTCCCTGGCATCAACGCCATAAACAATATCGTCTCCATTGTCCCAACAATTTTGATTAAGTAATCCTCTGCCTTTTTTAAACAAAGAAATACCAAACAAAGGAGCACTAAAGCTTTGATAAGCAATAGGAGAAAAGATTACTGTATCCCAATAAGAGCAAACAAAGAAGTTAGCCCCTAATGAAAATCCATCAATCAAAGGTCCACGAACAGGAACTTCTAACTCATTGGCTGTGTTTGTCAAAGTAGGAGCCCATGTTGCAGGTACTCCCGTATTTGCAAATGACTGACTCCATCTAACAGAAGTGGGGTGCAAAGTCGTGATGCTGGATTGAGTTTTAGTCAGGTTACCAGCAATCAAAATGTTGCCAATGTTAGGAGAAGAATATTCTCTAACAAAAGAAGCTTGTACGGCAGTAACACCTATTGATGACTCATAGTTCCAAACATAATTGTCTGGAGCATTGTCGTACATATAGATTTGCGTGGCATTGGGATAGAAGTACATGGGAGGATTAATCCCATCATTGATAAAAAATACTTGTCCAATCCATGAGCCAGTAATAGGTGCGGCTGTTGCGGCTGTAGTTCCTGAATAGCTATAGCCCGTGTAAATACTAGAAGTTGTATAAGGAGAAGCAGGAGTAATCGTACTGATACCTGATTGGTTGATCAGATACCAGGCTCCTGAAGAGTTTGCGGCAATGAATGACCAAAGGTTACCGTTGCGAAAACCGCCCTCAATAAAGATTGCGTTGCCAGGTATTGCTGACAGAATTGATTGTTCTCCGTCAACTTTCTTTAATCCCCTGACATCTGCTTCAATGTTATACCCTGAGTTGTATTCGTTAGGCAAAAGAGCATTACTTGGAACATCTGGGCTAAATGACATATTAGCAAAAGGAATTCGTAATGGTGTGTATGAATCAGCCATGATTTGCAAATTCCTTATGGTATTTATTCCTTGCTTCTTTGGCAACTAACTCGGCAAGTTCAAAATCTTTTATCCACCATTGATTTCGTTTTCCATGAGCTTTTACTTCCACTAACCATTTATTTCTTGATTTAATCCAAGAAACATTTTTGCAACCACTTGTATTTGTTTTAAACAACCTTCTATTAAAAGAATTGTTAACTCTTGTAGTTTCTCTTAAATTTTCTATTTTATTATCTAAACAATCATTGTTTATATGGTCAATTTCTTTTGGAAAATAACCGTAGTGCATCATAAAAATAAGCCTATGCTCAGGATATTCTTTGTAATCTACAGTTATTCTCCAATAACCTCTAGTGCTTAAAGACCCCGATCTATCTCCCGCTTTGATTTTGCCCTTTGCTTTATCATTGCGCCAAAATAGTTTGCCATCCTTGTACTCAAACAAAGAATGTAAATACTCCTTGCTCATGTTCGCAAAAGGAATTCTTAACGGGGTATAACCTTGCTCAGACATTATTTAATTCCTTTTAAGTGCCTACTATTGCCTTGATTTCGTCAGCAGTTAAGCCTAAAGCAGTTAACTTAGCCAAAGCAGATGCCTTTACAGCTTCTTTTGCTTGTGCTTGAGCAGTTAATTGCGCTTGGTATGTTGAATATGCTGAATCTAATTGAGCTTGTGTAGGTTGTGTTCCTAGTTTTGCATCCCAATGCAATATTTGATCTGCTTGGCCTTCAGGTTGTCCTGTTTGGTAGTCACCAACAGAATAAGCAATGTTATTGGTTGTTAAATAAGCAATGATTTGGTTGTTTAGTGTCATTTTCTGTCCTTATGAGGATATTCCGTAAAGGGATGCTTTTCCAGATGTAATATTTCCAGTATTGAAAAATATTTTAATTGCTGTTTTTGCTGTTGTATTTGTAGTAAAGCCAGAGAGAGGTGCGCTAACAATAGTAGTTGATGCGTCTGCCCATCCTAATACACCTGTAACATCAGTAGCTCCACCACTTGTCATATTTGTAAAAACTAATTTTCCAGAAAATCCATTAACACTATTTGATGAACCTACTTGAGAACTTGCATATACTAAAACAGTTGTATCTCCATTTCTTACAGCATTTAATGTGGTTGTAATTTCCGATATTTGATTTGCATATCCAGAAGTTATATATGTTGGGCCAGCACCTGTTCCAACTTGCATTTCTAAAATTCCATTTGCTGCCGATGGCAATATATTTTGCAAAATTAAAAAATATTTATCATATCCACTTAATCCAGTAAAAGCTATTGAAGATGATCCAGATGCAGTCTGTGTACTAATTAAAGCCATAGCACCAGCACTAGGAGTTGAATAAGTCAACCCAGTAGCACCAGAGTTAACAACCAACGCTTGTCCTGCTGTTCCTAATGTGTTTAATCCAGTACCACCATTAGCAGTACCCAATACACCAGTTGAACTAGCACCTTCTGCTAGAAATGATAGATTGCGAGGAATAGTCATTTATTTATCTCCAGTAGGATCAGTAGGCCATGTCATAGTCCAAGGAAATCCTGTTTCCTTAGTCAAATCTCTCAATGCTTGTCTGTAAGTTGCCCAAGCAGTTTTTGTTGCACTAGCCATTGGATTGTCAGGTGCTTGTGTCCAATCGCAAGCAGTTAACTTTTCATCACGTTGAGCACGAACGCTTGTGGCTTGTGTTGCGTCCATCTGAGCTTGATAAGCAGCTTGATGTTGGGAAGCAGTTGTGGTCACACCATCTTCTGTTGTGTCTGTAAACACAGGCCCAGCAATGAATGATGTGTACCATTGACCATTTTCTTCAACCACACCGTTGGGTACGGATACTTGGTAAGGAGGTGTCAGAGTGGGTTGTGGGCCATCAAATACAACGTCAGCACCCAATTCATTGAGAATATCTGTTGTGGTTTGACCCCATGATGGGCCACCAGATTGTTGTATGTGTTGCCTAAAGGCTTCCTCATACATCACTTGTCCTGTTGATCTAATTCTGATTTGCATTTTTTGTCCTTATGCGATTGCTAAGAAGATGAATGTCCCACCTGATGTATTGACAGGTGACGAAGATGTTAATGTAAAACCTCCGCTTGAGGCATATACACCGTTATTTCCTGTGGTTTGTGCAGCAGTTGAATTCCACAACAAATAGGGGCTTGAACTTGATGTAAGGCCATTTGCGCTATCAAACACATACCAATTACCTGTCGTGCTTGTTGCTTTTGCTAATATAAACCTAGCCCCTCCAGCACCAAACCCACATGATATAGCTTGAGTTCCACCGTTTCCTGTGTATGAACCTACATAAGAAACACCAGCACAAGTAGCAAATAAATAAGTAACAATGCTATCAGTAGTAGAGCCAAATAAATTACCTACAGTAAATTGAGTAGATGTAGGGGCAGTATTTCCCCAAACTGTTGTATTTGCAGTTGCATTTTGAGCGTTAGTAACATTTAAAGCTAAATAATATTGTTGCGGATTAACTCCACCATGTAATGATTTATGGTAAACATACCAAGAGCCTGCACTTCTATCTTTAACAATCATCATTTCAGGCGCAACAGTTAAATTATGTGGCAATGTTGTTGTTGCGTTAGTTGCGGTATATACAACTTCATCAAAAAATCCAGGTGCTCTCGCAAAGTTCCAATAACTAAAAGTGCTAGAACTAGAAATAGTATTAACATTGAAATAATCAACATAACCAGTATTATTATCAAATGTCATTCCATGAGAATTACTAGTTTCACTATTAGTTTGTGAAGTTGTTAAATACACATTACTTGTTTGAGAAGAACCTCTTAATCTATCAATAAAATTAGCTTTATTTGTACCACTATTGATATTGTCAGAACTAGCAGATAAATCAACAACAAAATTAGTTGTGACTGTATCTGCGGAACCGCTGACTGATACTACATTAGGACTAAAAACACTTGTCCCAGTAGTAGGAGTAGCCATTGGGCCTCTGCGTATGGCTATGTAGATGTAGCTAGATGATGCTGTATCACCAATTACATTGATACCTGTAGCTGTTGGTATTTCAGTTGGAGGACTTATATTACCTTCAGAACCTGTGGAATTTGGATAAAGAGCTTGGGTAAATGTATTATTGAATCCACGCATTTCATCAAATACATACCAAAAACTACTTCCACTATATCTTTTATATAAAAAATATTGAGGCTCCCAACCAAGACTAATAGTCGCATTTCCACTACTATTAGTAGTAAATGAATCACATTTAATGATGTCTTGCGTTCCTGTTAGCCCAAAACCACCTGTGCCACCAATACTAAATATATAGGCAACAAATGTTCCACCAGATGCGTTTTGATCGTTTGTAGGGCCAACTGTAAAATTAGTAGATGTAGGATCAGATGGAAAATAATTATTATTGCTTTGGACTCCAGCTATATTTGATAATAATAAATACAAACCTGAAGCAGAACTACCACCACCCAAACCTATATGATAAATATTCCAAGCACCACTAATATCAGTTCTTTTAACAATAATACATCCTGGTACAGAGCCTAAATTATGATTTATTGTTTGATAAGAACCATTACCTGTATAAGTAACAATATCAAAAAACTTAGGTTGTTTACGGAATGTCCAAGAAACAAAATTGTTGCTTGATGTATTTACTTGATTGCCACTAGTATTTCCTGAACCCAAAGTAAAACCTGTTGTATTAAAAGAAGTTAAAGAATTTGAATCAGTTGCAGTTGCAGCACTTGTATTTGATTTAATAAGTTTTGTTGCGCCTTGTGCTGTATCAAATAAATTGTTATTGTAGGCATTTGTTCTATCTTTAATCCAAACCATTCCACCATTGTCTGTTAAATCAATGTTGTTTGTAATAGATTGTGTTGCACCTGTACCAGAATATAAATAGGTACTAAAAACATTTTCTACATAAGTAGGCACAAATGGAATGCCACCACCATAGGCATCTTGCGTTACATTACCTGAAGTTTGCTGAAGTGGCATTGCTAATCCTTATTTGTATTGTGTAAGGCTTGCCAAAACTGTGTATGTGGCACTTCCTGTTTTTATTACAACATATCTATAGACGTCATTTCCACTTGCATTACCAGCACTAGGAGCACCACCAATCCACTTAGGAGTTACTGATGTGCCATCAATCGTAACCGCTGAGTTGTAGTAAGCAGTAGAACCTTGAGTTGTAATCAAAGTAAAGGTCACAGACTGTCCTGTTGACAATGCTGTATTTAGGGATGTGCCTGAACTAAACGCAATGTTGAGGGTCCAGTTGTTAGCGGCATTGGATGTGTAATATTGAACTGATCCACTTTGAATGTAGAAGTTTGTTGTGCTTGATGGGGCTGAAGCAACTACATTAACAGTTTCATCAGATGTTAAAAGCGTTAAGCCAAATGTGCTCGATGTGCCATTGAACGTCTGAGTTGCAGTCCATGTTTGTGCAGTTGAAAGTGAAACTCCAGAAGCTGCTTGCCATGATGCAGTCGTACCATTGGAAGTCAAAACATAGCCATTTGTGCCAATAGCCAATCGAGTTGCGCTATTTGTACCATTTCCAATAATTAGGTCACCAGTTGTTGTAATTGGAGACAAAGCATTAAAGGCAGCACTAGCAGTTGTTTGTCCTGTTCCACCATAAGCAATGCCTATAGCAGTTGCATTCCATGTTCCTGCAGTTAAAGTACCAACTCCAGTTATTCCAGTATATGAGCCAGAGACATAACTTGATCCAATTGTCCCACTACTAATGTTTGATGCGTTTAGAGATGTTAAAGAAGCACCAGAACCACTAAAAGCAGTTGTTGTTAATGTACCTGTATTTGGGTTGTACTGTAACTTGGTAGAACTTGTGTAAATCGTACTTAAAGTGCCTGAAGTAGCACTTGTAAAGTTGATATAACGAGTTGCATTA